GAGGAAGCTTGGGCGGAGATCCATACGCAAGGCTTGGAACACTTTTTGGGAGAGTAGGATGGGACTGGAATATTTCTTGTTGATCGGCCTTGGGGCATTTATCGTCGGCCTCTTGTCAGGCTCGTAGCATGACCGCGAGCGAAACAGACATCCGGCGCTGGGAAGAAGCTGGGCGCGGGGATATCCTTGACAGTGCCGGGCGGTGACGTGCAAGTCCTCGACCTCTTCAGCGGAATCGGCGGATTCAGCCTCGGACTTGAGAGAGCCGGACCTTTTCGGACCGTCGCCTTCTGCGAGCGAGACGAGTTCTGTCAAGCCGTCCTCAGAAAGCACTGGCCCGACACGCCTCTCTACGAAGACGTTAGGACCATTCCAACAGGTGGACTTGGAAGAGTTGACATCATCGTCGGCGGATTCCCCTGCCAGCCTTGGTCACAAGCCGGGCAGCAGCGAGGCGCAGAAGATGACCGTGATCTCTGGCCGGAAATGGCTCGCCTTGTTGCAGAGCTGCGACCTAAATATCTCATTGGCGAGAATGTGCGGGGCTTTGTTAGCCAGCCCATGGGCCTCCAGCGCAGCCTTTCTGATCTGGAAAACCTCGGCTACCAAGCCGTCCCATTTATTGTTCCAGCTTGCGCCGTTAACGCCCCGCATCGAAGAGACCGGGTCTGGATTGTGGCCCACGCCGCGCAGTTGCAGCGCGATGGCGGCGGAGAACATACAGAACAGGGTGAACGACAAGTTTCCAAATCTGGAAAGCGTGGTGGCACGGACGGGGAAGATGGAGGGCCACAGCAGTGGCTCCCTGAATCCAGAATGGGTGGAATGGCTGATGGGTTTCCCCGCTGGCTGGACGAACCTGACTGTGGAAGAGTTGCGACCGGAGTTAAAAACCGCGTCCCTCGACTTAAAGCCCTCGGAAATGCCGTTGTGCCGCAAGTCGTCGAGCAGATCGGACGGGCGATCCTCGCGGCGGAAGAAGGCGAATGAGTGAGTCGAACGCGGTGGTGTCGCCGGGCAGCAGCGAGGCAGCGAAGATGACCGTGACCTCTGGCCGGCGATGGCTGCCCTTGTTGAAGAGCTACGGGCTGCATGGCTCATTGGCGAGAATGTGCGAGGCCTTGGTAACCAGCCAATGGGCCTCCAGCGCAGCCTTTCTGACTTGGAAAGCCTCGGGTATCAAGCCGTCTCATTTATTGCTCCAGCTTGCGGCGTCGACGCCCCGCACAGACGCGACCGGGTCTGGATCGTCGCCAAGAAAGATGACACCGACGCCGACAGCAAGCGACCACATCGAGCGCAAGTCAACGAGCAGCGAGAAACTAAACCCACTGACAGGAAAAAGCGTGTCGCTAAACAGGTTCGTCCGTTATTGGCCGGACCCGGAAACGCAAGCCAGCGGCGTCCCATGTCTTTTGCCCACGCCGACGACGCCGGGCGGCGGCGGGGAGCGGTCAGGGGATCGGGCTGGGACAGGCGATCTTCATTACATGGCGAGGACAGGAAAATTGTGGCCGACGCCGAGTGCGAGGGAGACGGGCGGGGGCGGCTATCAGGATCCCGAAAAGATAAAAGCCAGAATGGACAAAGGCCATCAAACCAATTTGTGCGATGCAGTAAAGTTGTGGCCGACGCCGCGAGTATCGATGGCCAACGGTCCATCGGCCAAGGAGGTTGCACAAGGCGATCCGAAGCGGCGTTTGGAGACGGCGGTGAAGATGTGGCCGACGCCGACAGCGAGCGACCACAAAGGATCGGGGCCAAGCCTCATCCGCAGCGACGGCAAAAATCGCCTCAACGACCGACTGGACTATGCGACGGAACAGCGAGCGCAGAATGGTGGGCAACTGAACCCGGCGTGGGTCGAGTGGCTAATGGGGTTCCCAACAGGATGGACAGACTTAAAGCCCTCGGAAGAAAAGGTAATCTACAATGAGAAAGAAAATGCCGAATAGGCGCCCAGCGGTCACGCGGGTGCTAGAGACGCTGACTGATCGCTACTACATCAGTTTGGGGATTGACCCAGAGGATCTCGAAACCAGGGAGATTTTCATACGCGGATCGAAAATCGGCAGCGATATGGATTTACTTTTGGACGATGCGTCGTTGATTTTATCCTTGGCACTTCAGAACGGCCTGTCCTTGGAGCAGTTACTGCACAGTTTGGATACCGGTCGAGAGGAGGGTGGTAAGTCTGTCTTGGCCTCTGCCATTCGGATCATGGGCGAGGAGTCCATGGCCCTGGAACAGACGGCATGAAAAAGGCCGAGAGCGTCTATGAGGCTCCCACCAAGGTGCGTAGAAGGGGGCACCCCTACCCACGAAACGTGCGCAAGAAGCTGGGTCCAAAATCTTCCTGGCGCACTTGCAAGAAGAAGTACAGAGGCCAGGGGTGAGGGTCAGTCGCGAATTTTAAGTGCGTCGAGATCGTAGCCCATGGCGAGCAGCATTATTTCGATTTTGTAGATTGACGGCTCGACAATCCTGTGTTTCTCGTATTTTTCGATGGTATCCGTGCCGACGCCGGTAAGCGCAGACAACCGCGACCGCGAGAACCCAACCTCTTTACGGATGTCGGACAAGACGAGCCCCCAAGCGGTTGCCACGTCCTCTTCGCAGGGAAGTGTATTTCTCATCGTTGCCTCAGTTCTTTGGTGAGTCCGAAACGTCCCAGTCTCCGAGCATTTCCTCAAAGTCCACGTCTGACTCGGTGGCCATCATAGCCAAGCCTGATGTCAGCAGTGAAGACATCAGGTGCATGACGTTATGCATACCGATGCTGGCCGCTCCGGTTTCGACGGCCACCCGGAACAGCACCATGCTCTTCAAGGGCGGTGGGGCCTCGAAGTCGGAGGTTCGCTCGAAGATTTCACGATAAAACTCCTCGAGTTTGTAGGACTCGCTAAAGATTTCATCGGGGTCGGTCATACGGTTAGCCCCTTGAAAAGGAGGTTTCCCAGTTTGCGGCACATCTGGCGCAGCTCGATGTCGGTTGGCTCGCTGCGAGCGCAATCTACTAGAACAGCAATCTCCTGGCCAACAGATCGTTGATTAATGTCCGCCAAGCGGAGCAGCTCCTCCCACGCAGAAATTGGGACTGCAACGCTTTTAAACTTTTTTGTATCAGGCATTTCATGCTTCCTTCTTTTGTTCGTCCTCCCAGGACCCCGGGCAGGGGAGGAAATCCCGGTGCTCGCGGTCCACGGGATAGTTCCGACAAGTGTTGGGACGCAACTCGTGGATTCGGCAGTCCCAGATGTCTTTTTTCCTTTGCTTCCGTAGCCACGGGCACCTCCCAGACAGGACTTCCTCGCCTGTTTTGCTATTGAACCATAGGTCGGCGGTGCGTATGCCGTCGCCCCAATCAAAAATGAAGGCGGTGGCCAGGATATCCTGGCGGTCGGCCTCTTCCCAGCGTTGGAGATCTTCCTCGTCAGCCCACATGCTTCCCATGAAAGACCCGTGGGAGCAGCATTTGCCGCACCGAGTGCAATTGAAGTGGTTCATGTCTTCTCCTCAATTTTGATGCCAATGGACTTGGCCTTGCGCTTGCCTTTCAAGGCATCGCGCACGAGTTGCGCTTGGGCCTCGTTGGCAACGACAATATCCACGGGCATTGTGCCGTTGGATATGGCTATGCACTCGCGAACGGATCGGTCGGCTTCCTTGGCGGTCATCAGCTTAACCATTCTCTAAACTCCTCTCCCATCACCGTTTGCGCGATGTCCATTTTGTTGCGCAGCGCCTTGACGATCCGTTCGTCAATGGTGCCTTCCGCGATCAAATCGATATATGTGACGTGTTTGCGTTGGCCAATCCGGTGGGCGCGGTCTTCCGATTGCATTCGCACAGCGAGATCGAAGCTGTTAGCAAAGTAAACAACTGTCTGCGCGGCGGTGAGTGTGATGCCGTAGCCGCCCGTCTGGGGATTGCCGACAAAGTAACGTGCGCCACCGTTTTGGAATCGCTCGATGGCGTTGCTCCGGTCCTCATCGGAGGTGTCACCGAAGTAGCTCACTGTTGACCCTGAGCCGTGGGCCTTGGTCAATGCCGCCGTGATGCGTTTCACATCGTGCCGAAACCGGGACCAGATGATGGCCTTGTCGTCGGTCTCTTCCAGACAGGCGAGGAGTTCGTTCAGGCGGTTATCTTCGATTTCTATCAGTTCGCCGTTGTCGGATTTGACGTGTGCCGACAGAACTTGTTGCATCCGCAACAATTGAGTCATGATGTTGGTCGCGGTCATGAATTTCTCGTCTTCGATATGCGCCAACGCATAGTCGGTCAATTCACGGTAGATGCGAGACTGCTCGTCCGTGAGAGTGACATCTCGCCGTGTGTAAATCTTGGCGGGGAGATCCAGGCACTCGTCCTTGGTGACACGGCTCGAGAAGCTCTTGATCATGCTGGAGAGTTCGCCCAGATTTCTATAGCCGACAATTTGGATGAAGGAATGGGAGCCGACATCCCGGCGGTTCGCCACCGCGTAGCGATACTGGAACTGGAAGAAGTCATCGCCGCAATCGCCCAGCAAATTTTTGTCCATGAAGCGGCACTGCGACCAGAGGTCGAGCGGCGACTGTGTAACTGGAAAGCCCGTCAGGATACGCCGGTACTTCGCCAGCGGCGAGAGCCTGATCAACGCCTTTGTGCGTGACGCATTGGGGTTTTTGATGCTGGTCGATTCGTCAATTGCCAATAGTGCCTCGGACGCTTCCAGCACGAGCGCAAGGAAGCGTTGCCCTTTGGCAGTGCTGAGTGCCTCGATGTTCATAACCAGGATGCGTAAGGCTGCTTCCGCCGGCACTGTGAGGGCTGCCAGAGCGGCCATCACGGCCTTTGTGGGCTTGGGGTTCCAAATTTCCAAGGCGGCGCCCTCCAAGACGCGCTTGGGCATATGGGCCGGGAGTTCCAAGGCTGCCCAGTTGCGGTATACGCCCTTGGGCGCGAGAACAATAAAGGTGTCGATCTCGCCGTGCTCGAAGAGCACGGCAGCGTTGTCGATGCAGATTTTGGATTTGCCTGTTCCCATCTCCAGGAAATAGGCCCAATTTTTCTGGTCCCACGAGGCGCGGAGCACGTCATCTTGGTGCTGGTACGGCTTCGTCTCATACTTGTAATCCATCATCTGCCATTCATACTCCAGATTTTCCCATTTGACAATCACTTTTTTTCTGCTATAAGAAACTCAATGCAACCCCTGGCGAGGAGATACGCCTATGAAGAGGAACGACACTCCACAAGACGTGTGGGAAAAGCTCAAGGCAGACGCTGACGCTAACGCTTTCAGCGCCGTGACCACAGAGGGCGGTAAAGATCTGAGCCGCTTCATCCGAGAATCCATTGCGCTCAAGAAGGATCTGCAAAAGGCAGAAGCCGCAGCCAAGGCTGTGCGCGTCGAGCGTGACCGTCTCCTGTACGATTTAATTCCCGCGCTGATGACGGAAATGGGAATTGAGAGGGTGGAGGTGGACGGCCATACCGTGGCGCTTTATAGCTTCGGTTCAGGCACGATGCCGAAAGATCCCGCTGAAAACGCCGCCGCTCTGGCGCATCTCCGCGAGATCGGCGCTGGCGACTTCATCAAGCATGATGTCTCAGTGTCTTTTGCCGTCAAAGAGGACAATGCAGCGTCAGCCTTGAGAGCTGATCTCGAGGCGCAGGGATTTTCCGTAGCCTCGAAGACATGGGTGGAGTCTTCCACCCTCAGAAAGCTGATCAAGGATCAAGAAGGCATCGACCTGGACATATTCAATGGCTATGTCGGCACACGAGCGCAAATCACAGGAGCAAAGTAATGGCACGTAAAGAGAACGGCAACGGAACCCTCCCAGCAGAGGTAACTTCTCAGTTTGAGGCGGACGCGGGGATGGGCTTGGAGCACGTTGGCTTGGAAAACATGCAGACTCCGTTTCTGCGCCTGATTCAAGCGTTGAGCCCACAACTCAAGAAAAGTGATGTCTCTTTCATCTCCGGTGCCCAGCAGGGCCAGATTTTCAACACGGTGACAGGTAAGACATGGACGGACAGTGTCACTGTCGTGCCAGTGGATTTCTGTCAGAAAATGTTGGAGTTTGTCCCTCGTAAGGCTGGGGGAGGGTTCGTTGGAGAATTATCCCGCGAAGATGCCCTTCAGGCTGTTCGCGATGATGCCGGCATGGAGATTTTGCCGAGTGGCAACGAACTGGTACGCACCGCGCAGCACTATGTCAAAATTGTGCATGATGACGGCACTCTTGAGAGCGCCATCGTGGACATGAAAAAGACGCAGTTGAAGGTATCACGCAAGTGGATCACCTTGATTGCCATGCAGAAGCACAATGGTTCAACCCTTCCGAGTTTCGCCAACTCCTACAAGCTCCGTTCGGTCGAGGACGGCAACGATAAGGGTAGTTGGTTTTCTTGGTCGGTTGCCTTGGCTGACCCCATCCCATCTCTGGCGGCCTACCACGAATGTAAAGACTTCTACCAGAGCATCAAGCGCGGGGAGGTGCGTTCGTTGGCTCCGCCCTCTGACATGGTGCTGGAGGATTCCGCACAAGACGTGCCGTTCTAGGTAAGGGCTCGGCCCTCCCGGTTTGCTGGGAGGGCCTTTTCCTATGCACCAAGCGGCAGAAAGATTTCTGGGCCTCTTTGAGGGCTATGGTCGAGCGCATGGTCAGACAACCGTGCTGGACAGGGCTCGCCATGGCAAAACCCCAGCCAAATACCAAGTGGTCCATGAACCACTGACCGTTGACCTTGTGCAGCGGCATCTTGAGGGGCATCTCGGTGTTGGCTCCATCCCCATTGACGAGACCAACCGGTGTAGTTTCGGTGTCTTGGACATCGATGATTACAGTTTAGACCTTATTGCCCTACGGGCCAAGATCAAGAGGTTCAAGCTCCCTCTTATCACCTGTCGCTCAAAAAGCGGCGGTGCTCACCTGTTCTTATTCCTTTCCGAAAAGGTGGCCGCTGCGGAGGTGCGCGATAGGTTGGCCGAGTTTGCGTCAGCCTTGGGCTGGGGCACTTGCGAGATATTCCCCAAGCAGGAGGAGGTCCGTGCGGATCGAGGTGACGTGGGCAACTTCATCAATCTCCCCTACCAGAATGCAAAATACACCACGCGGTATGCCTTGAAAGATGACGGCGACGGCATGACGCTGGATGAGTTTTTGGATCTGGGGGAAAACTCGCGCATCTCAGGGGCTGATCTCCTCGCGATAACCCTTGGCTCTGGTGCCGATGTGCTGCCAGAGGGGCCACCTTGTTGTCAGCAACTGACCGAGTTTGGCATCCCGGAAGGTGGGCGCAACATGACGTTGCTGAACATCGGCATTTACTACCGCAAGTGTGCACCGGACGACTGGAAAAGGAAACTTGAAAAGCACAACCAAGACTATTGCACACCACCGTTGCCGGCGAGGGAGGTGGTCGTTCTCCAAGGTCAATTGGAGAAGAAGGGCTACACCTATACCTGTAAACAAGAGCCTCTGAGCAGCCACTGCAACATGTCTTTGTGTCGAAGTCGGAGACATGGCATAGGCTTCCATAACTCGCATCCGGTTATTGGTGGCTTGACCGTTGTCGAATCTGAACCACCCGTATGGTTTGTGAACGTGGACGGCTCGCGGTTGGAATTATCCACCAAGCAGTTGCAGTTGCAGGGAGAGTTCCAACGCGCATGCATGGAGCAGATGTACAAGATGCCAGCGAGGATGAAAGCCCCAGACTGGCGCGATCTAATTGACACACTTCTCGAGGATGCCACGCGCATCACAGTACCAGAAGAATTGACGCTGAAAGGTTTGTTCTTTGAGCTAGTGGAGGCTTTCTGTACTTCTCGGATCGTAGCGCACAGTCCAGAGGAACTGCTGACGGGCAAACCCTGGACGGAGGAAGGGCGCACATATTTCAAGCTCAGTGCACTGCAAGAATTTTTGCAGCGTAATGGTTTCGCGCATTACACGCGGGGCCAAATCACCGAGCGTCTCAAGGAACTGAATGACGACGCGGAGGCCGATACGGTTTATCGGTTGAAACTAAACAACGACCAATGGAGATCTGTCCGCGTTTGGTACATCCCAGAGATGAACCGTGAGGAAGTGGACTTACCGGAAGTAACCTTTGAGCCAGAAGATCCACCGTTTTGATAAGGAGCAAGATCATGGGTGTAATGAGAAGCTATATGTTGGCGAAGGCAGCGGCCAAGCGATTGAAGGGGGACTGGCAACGAAAGCTGGCGCTTTTGGGGTTTGAGGAAGACCCCCGTAAGGGCGAAAGGCGTAAGGGAGAAAGGCGAGTGAATCAGTTTAACAGCGAGGGATTGGAGCGCCGGATCAATGAAAGCCCAGAGCAAGAGACACCGGAGAAAAGACTGTGGGATGCGGAGAAAAGACTGTGGGATGCGGAGAAAAGACTACGCGAGCTTGAGCGTGAACTTAAAGGCATGCGTCAAGCGCGTTCCAAGGAACATGCACGAAGGAACATGGCCGAGCGAATTTTACGGCGTCTGGCCAAACCCGCGCAGCGCATGGAACCAAAAGAGCACCAAGTCTGGGTTCGCTCGGTAATAGGGGAGTATTTTGGTGGCGATTTGCAGGGAGCCTTTCGCAAGTCGGGCCATCCGCACATAACGGGTGCTTGTCCGCATTGTGACATTAATTTGTATAACAATGTCCCTCACGCAAAGGCTATGCCGTGTAACATACCGCAATGCCCCTATGAGAAGGAGCCCGCGCAAAGCAGTGACAAGGTACTCTTGTTCGCGGCGGCGGGGGAGGATTGTTAGTGACTAAACAGTGCGAGACAATTCTCGGCCCGCCAGGGACGGGGAAGACGCAGACTAATTCCAATCGCATCCGTAATTGCATCGAAGACGGTATAGCGCCGGACAAGATAGCTTGTGTCTCTTTCACCCGTAAAGCGGCTAAGGAAAGTCGAGATCGTGTCTGCCGAGATTGGGGCGTTGATGAACGCGATATGCCCTTCTTCCAGACGCTGCACTCCATGGCCTATAAATTTGGGGGATATCGCCCAGACGATGTCATGGGGTCCAAGGACTTAATAGCCATAGGGGAAGCGACGGGAATCATTTTCGACCCCAAACAAATCGCCGGGGAAACGGACATGGACATTTTGGGCGTGTCACAGGGCGATACATATATGCACCTCTACCATCTGGCTCGAAGCAAGGGAGTGGATTTGGAGACAGCGTACCGCCAAGAGGGGAATTACAACATTAACTATGCCGAATTGACGCGACTGGTAAAGACCTACAACAACTACAAGAAAGCCTACAAGAAGATTGATTTCACCGATATGATTGAGAAGTTCATTCTCATGGATATCTGTCCTGATATCGAGGCCCTGTTCGTGGACGAAGCTCAAGATCTCTCCACCCTTCAATGGTCCATGGTCGATGTATTGAGGAGGAAGCCTGACCTACAGGTTTTCACGGGTGATGACGATCAGGCCATAATGAATTTCCAGGGGGCTGATGTCGGGGCTTTTCTGAGGGCCACTGAGAAGAAAACAGTCCTTGACCAATCCTACCGAGTACCAATCCTTGTTTGGGAGCAAGCGCAATCCATTGTTAATCGGATTTATGCCCGCGCTCCCAAGACATGGTATCCAACTGAGCAAGAGGGTAGTCTCCGGTATCATCAGAGCTTTAGGGATATTCCGTTTCGTGAGGGTGAATGGTGTGTCATGGCGCGGACTAATCACATTGCATCGCAGTATGCGGCGGAGTTGCGGGAGGAGGGATGGGTGTACAGCCGGCGCGGACATCCCAGTATTCCGCTCAAGACATATGAAGCAATCCTGGATTGGGAGGAATGGTGCAAGGGCCATTCGCTGGCGCCCTCAAAAATCAGGAATATCTATACCTTTATGGCGGTGGAGAAGGATTACGCCAAGGGCAATGGTCCACGGTCAAAGAAGCTTATCACGCTGGATGAGCATGAGTCCTATACGATGCAATATGCCAAGGATAATCTGGGGCTGAAGCGGGAGAACTCACTGAGGTGGCATATAGCCCTAGGAAAGATTGACCTTGAGACAAAAAACTATATCCTTAACGCCTTGGTGAGAGGCGATAATGTCAAGAAGCCCCGCATAAAGGTGAGTACGATCCATTCCATGAAGGGGGGAGAGGCTGATAATGTTGTCGTGATTCCAGATCTCTCTTATGCGGCCTATCGAGAATACGCCAAAAATCCAGCCGCAGAGCATCGAGTATTCTATGTCGCTCTGACCAGGGCCAAACAGGCCGTGCATGTTTTGTGCCCCCACACCAAGAGACATTATGCCATATGAAACCGGATGAAATTCTGACGAAGGCCGCTATCCTTGTCGCGGGTGAGCGGGCGAGGCAGCATGGTGATTATGTTGCCGTCCATAAAAGAATAGCGGAACTCTGGGGCACTTACTTGAGCCGCCCCATAACCGCTGCGGAGGTAGCTTTCTGCATGGCCCTAGTGAAGATTACCCGGGCTGACTTAGGTGAACCCAACCAGGATGATGGTGTGGACGCATCGGCCTATACGGCCTTGTGGGCATCATTACGGCAGCCAGATGCGTGAAGATTTATTCGATGAAAAAGTCTGGTTCCCACCAGAGCACTTGCCTGATTTATCGGGCGAGAAGATCATTGCCGTGGACGTGGAGACCAAGGATCCTCGGTTGCTCGACCTTGGACCAGGGTGGGTCCGAGAGGATGGGCGTCTTATAGGGGTAGCCGTTGCCGCTTCTGGTTGGAACGCCTATTTGCCGATTGCCCACGAGGGTGGTGGGAACATGGCAAAGAGCATTGTTCTCGGCTGGCTCCAAGACCAGCTCAATCACGGCATGTCAGTGGTGTTCCACAACGCCACCTATGATCTCGGCTGGCTTCTGACAGAGGGAATAGAGGTCAAAGGACCCATCCTCGACACCATGATTGCGGCCCCTCTCCTAGATGAGAACCGTTTCAGCTATTCGCTCAACGCCTTGGGCAAAACCTACCTGGGCGAAAAGAAGAAGGAGGAGGAATTAAACCGAGCCGCAGACCAGCATGGCGTCAACGCCAAGGCTGAGATGTGGAAGTTGCCGGCGGAAAGGGTGGCCCTGTACGCGGAAGGGGACGCGGCCCTCACCCTTAAATTATGGGACGTACTGCACTCAAGGCTAATGGAGGAGGATTGCCAGAAAATCTTGGAGCTGGAACTGTCTCTGCTGCCTCTTGTTTTCGAGATGAGACGGAGAGGGGTTAGGGTCGATCTGGACAAAGCGGAGCGCACGAAGGTGTATTTGCTGTCCCGCGAAAAAAAGATCTTGGAGGACTTGCATACTGAGACCGGAGTTCATATAGAACCGTGGAACGCCAAAAGTCTGGCAAAAGCATTCGATAATTTGAGCCTATCGTATCAGCGGACAGACAAGACGAACGCCCCCAGTTTCACCAAGCACTTCCTGAAAACCCATGATCATCCGGTGGCTGGAAAAATCCTTGAGCTTCGGGAATACAACAAGGCAAATACCACCTTCGTGGATACGATTCTTAACCATCAGCATAATGGCCGTATCCATTGCCAGTTTAACCAGTTGCGCTCCGATGAGGGTGGAACTGTGTCTGGGCGTTTCTCCTCAAGCAATCCAAATTTACAGCAAGTTCCATCTCGCCACCCAGAAATCAAAAAGCTCATTCGGGGTCTCTTTCTGCCCGAAGAAGGATGCCAGTGGGGGAGTTTTGACTACAGTTCCCAGGAACCGCGATGGCTAATGCATTATGCTTCCGTTGCCCCGGCCACCAAGGAGAATGAGCGCGTACAAGAGATCGTGCAGCAGTACCAAGACAGCGATGTGGATTTCCACCAGATCATGGCGGACATAGCGGATGTGGATCGCTATCAAGCAAAAATAATTAATCTCGGGACCATGTACGGGATGGGAATTGGCAAACTGGCCCATACCCTTGGGGACATCCCCTTTGAAGAGGCCAAGGAGATAAGGCGCGAGTATGACGAGAAGGTGCCCTTTATACGGACCTTAGCCTCCTCCGTGATGGATGCCGCGTCTAAACGCTCTGAGATACGGACATTGCTGGGGCGAAAATGTCGCTTCCCCATGCGAGAGCCCAAGGGCTTTTCCCGGGAAAAGAAGACGCTAATTCATGCGGAGAAACTTGAGGAGCAATGGGCGGAGATCCAGAGCCTACCGATGGAGGAGCGCCCGGAGAACTGGCGCGAAAACAATCCCGATAACTTCCAGGTTGCGTTCGTGTTCAAGGCGCTAAACAGGTTGATTCAAGCCAGCGCGGCAGACCAGACCAAGCAAGCGATGCATGATTGCATAACCCATGGTCATTGGCCCGTGCTCACTGTTCACGATGAGCTATGCTTTTCGATAGAGAGCGATGGTCAGGTGGCGGAGATCAAGGATTTAATGGAGAGCTGCGCTCCAGACATGAAGATCCCATCCAAGATCGATGTGGGGTTGGGCGATAATTGGGGCTCCGCGAAGTAAGCCCCTAGAAAACATCGTTCCACCCCCCATGCAGAGGTTTGTCAACGAAGCCTCCAGCGGCCTTGAATATATCCGCGCTTTTTGATTCTTCTGGATCGAACTTTGCAAAACGGGAACGAATGTTTTTGGGGTCAAATACAATGTAGGAATGTTCTAAAATCAGCTTACCTTCTTCAGTAAAATCAGCTTCGGCTACGTTATAGTATTGAACACCATCATAGCCGTCCTCTATTATCATATCCCGAATTTGTTCCATAAGTTCGGCAGCTTCCGGGCTTTCTTTGAACTCCTTTTTGTCCGCAAACTTGAAATCGTCGAAATAGTCCGTCACCGTATCAATGATTTCTGTTAGTTCTTCTTCATGGGCTTTACCCCATTCTCCTGAATACCCTGTAGCACGGGAAGGTCTCAAGGCACTTGCGGCAATCGTCTTCGGATCTTTCCAATCTCCGACATCAAAAAGTTCCAAGGGGTTTGTAAGTCGAATCTTCGTCGGAAGTATTTTTTCCCCCGTATAGTCTCCGTCTGGATGCAACAAAGTTTTTTTCCTTGTTCGTTCCAGACGATTATTTGCGTGTTCTTTGGTGCCGAAATGGTACCCCAGGTCCCCTTTTTCAAAGGTCGTAAAATCGTCCCGTGTTGCATGGTAGGTGTCAAGGTTAAAACCCTGCTCCTCCGCTCGTGCTGTGCGGCTGGCTTCGTCCATTGGAAGGGAAGTGATGCCGCCTTCTTCCGGCCCCATTCCCAGCATCTGTTGATATTCTTCCGGCAGTAACTGGTAACCCCGCTGCGCCAGAGTAAATAGCCGTTTAACAGCCTTCAGTCTCGAGCCCGGCCCTACCAGTCCTCGGAGTACGCGACCGGGCGTAATTCTTGCTTCGGGATCGGGTTTGTAGATAATTTCAGGGAGACGTGGCTCGATTAAACGCTCACTGGATGTTTCGGGTACGGTAGCTTGCTCCGTGGAGCGGGGTTCTTTTATACGATTGCCGTAATACTGTATCCATTCATCGAAACCCCCTCCGGGTACTGCTCTCTGAAATTCTTCGTTAATTCCGGCAGGTTCCGGCACAGAAATAACTTCAAGAACGTCTTGCGGGGCTATGGACTGCAAGCTTCGTCTTGAGGATCCCCCCACCAAGTTAACATCTTCGGAGGGGTCTTGATGCCAATGCTCTCCACCCCTTAATCGAACAATAGACACATCCGCCGGGGAAGAGCTTTCATCGCCGAACGCGTACCTCATCTTAGAGGCCCAGCGAAGAGCATCTCCAGGGTCGGAAAAAGAATAAACAGAAGGTTCCTGTTGATAACGCTCGCCGGTTCCTTGCTTTAACCACAAGCTTTCAGAAAGAGGATCCAGCCCTCTTTCCTGAATATCCGGGAGGTTTCTTGTAAAGGTTGCATGGAATACGTCGTCAGCCATATTAACTCCGCAGGTGGGTAGACGACTCGCCGTCAAAGCGCATGGATTGTTGCCTGTTGCCTTGTTCGACACAACTGCAATGTATCCACCCTGAGTGAGGGTCGTGCTCCTTGTAAAATTCCAGTATCAATTGATCGTAAGCAAGCTCATTAGTTA